ATTCAGACAATCTTTTTATTGGTGAACATACACAAACAGGTTATTCAAGACCTTTCAACGGCACAATTGACAACATCCGAATCTACAGCAGGGCATTAAATCAGGATGAGATAACCGCCTTGTGGGAACTCGACGCCTCAAAATACATAACCAACTACACCAGCGTGACAGACAGTGCTTGCACGTTTGACACAGTCTCAAATACAAATAACTCATACATCTTCAAAGTACCGGAAACAGGCGACCTGATAAGTGCAACTCCGACCTACATCTCAACTAATCTTACTATGATAGAAAGCGGCATGAACACAACAAATAGTGACTGGTTCGGGCAGGAAACCGTGAGTGTGACAAGCGAGTACTTGGGCGAGCAGAATTTAACAAGAATAAGAATAACAAACCCGTATGCAATGAACCAGTATGACTTATTGAGTTTCAACTTCTCAGAGTATTATGATGATGTAAATAATGTCCAGAACGTGTGGTATTCAAGGTATACAGGCAACACCGACAACAGCACCCTTAAAGACACAAGCGACTACACGCAATGGTTTGACTCGTGCAGTCAGGGCAACACCACAGGACAGGTTCTATGTCTGCCATTCGAGGAGAATCAAGGCGATGATATGAAAGACGGCTCGGACGAGAACAATGACGGCTCATGCACAGGCGATAGTTGCCCGACATGGACAACTTCGGGCAAGTACGGTAACGCTCTGGACTTTGACGGTGTTGATGATTATGTTGAAATATCGTCTAATAACGTTGTTGACAAATCCAGTACTGGGACAATATCCGCATGGATTTATTGCATAACTGGATCTGTTATGAATATATATACTGGCGGTGATTATTCTGATAGGCTTTATTTTGGAATAAATGCCGATAGTACTTTATTTGGGCATGGAGATGGAAATGTAGCATTCTCAAGTATTGAGACTATATCAGAATTAACTTGGACTTATGTTGTATTGACATGGGCATCGGATATAGGCACTTTATATGTTGATGGAACTGCTGATGGTACGGGAACAATAAATATGCCCGGTAATGCTGATGCTGAAGTAATCGGTTGCTATGAGGATAGAAGCTCTCATACACGAGATAACTATTTCAACGGTACAATCGATGAGGTAAGAATCCACAACCGTGCATTATCAGCCAGCGAGATAAAATCAAGCTACGAGGCAGGCAAAGAACGGCTGGGAATCATGCCAAACCAAGAGGGCGGAGTAACAGCAGGAACAGATTGGGATATATTCGTGCAGAACAGTAGTGTTTCCAGTATAGCAACCAACAGAATAGTAATGAAACCAAGCGTGAGTACAACAGAACTTTCATTTTGGGCAATAGACTTCGCTTTTGATGGGTCTGGTATGAGTAGCTATGATACAAGTTGTGGTACATTTGAAGCATTGAACACAACAGATATAAGCACTCATAAAAATGGTACTTATTGTATAAGTTATCCAATGGAAAATAGTTTCTACGGGTATCAAGAAAAACAAAATATAGGACTATGGCAATTCCCGCAGAGATACGAAGAAAACACATACAGAACATTCTTCACGATACAAGAAAACCTAACTGCAAATGTTGTTATAGAACTTCCAGTTAATATAACAGAAATACTTGATAGAACAGAATTAACAGCAAACGTAAACGATACAACTTATAAGATATATAGAATAAACGAAAATGGATGGGTTTATAACGATACTGGAATCTGCTATGAACAACCTGTAGAAATAGGTGACTAGAATGGAAAGATATCTTACAACATTCGATGTTGAACAAATCACAAATAATTTAGACCAATTAGAAGCGTTTAAATGTTTAGGTAGAATGTCGGATTATATAACTCAATATGAACAACAGATGATTTATAGGGATAGATGGAGAGGATTATAATGGCATTAGATACAATTGGTTCAATAGCAATTCATTTAGATAATACACTATCATTACCATCAACAGTTTCGGGTAACATGGTAGAAATAGTCGATATGTCAAGACAATTTGTAGCAAATTACGCAGGAGTGACTATCGGTTCAAATAACATTATTGCTACATATCAACCAGCGATTGTAGATTTTGCCAGTGCAGATGCAATAGATTTAAAACAATCACAATCTGGTGGAGAGAAATTAAAACTCGGTGAACTATCTATAGATGATAGTGGCGATACAATGAACGCAAAGCAGTTTAGACTTATGGGTAATATAAAACTAAGAAGTATTGGTAAAAAGATACAATTCGCAAAGAGTATGATATAAATGGGTACAGCAGATACATTGAGTTCGGGATTTAGTTCCCTTATGGAAAAAGCAGGGAAACCTATAACTATAAAGTATTTTTCACAAGTCACAGGAAGTGTATGGGATGATGATACAACTCTAACAGAAATAGCGGGTTCACAAATAACAACGTCTGGAATTGTTATGCCGTTGAGCAATAAATATTCATCAGAAGATGTTAATTTAGTAGAACAAGGTAAACTAAGAACACAAGACCAAAAGTTATATGTTAATGGTTCACTCAACTTCACAGGAGTAGGCAGTAATCTTAGCGTGAAAATCGTAATGGGAACGGACAGTTATACTCTTGTGCCGTTGGGTGGCATACCTTATGAAGTTGAGAATACACAAGTTTATAAAAAGACTTATATAAGAAGTTTGACAAATGGCTCCCTTATAGGTGAGAGTTAATGAAAGGATTTGATGTTAAAGTATTGGGTATAAGCAAAGTGAGTTCTGCTATTATAAGTAAGATAGCAGAAATAAATAATGATATTGAAAAAAGTATAAAAGAATCTGGTTCATTTATAAAAGACGAAGTAAAGGCATCAATTGAAGGAAAACGTAGTGAAACAAGAAGTGTCGATACAGGAGAATTTAGAGATTCAGTTGATGTTATAACTTCAAAGACCACAGCTACAATATTTAGTGATGTTGAACAAGCCAAATCATTAGAATATGGAACATCAAGAATGGCTGCAAGAAGACATTTTAATAATTCAAAAGATAGAAATAAAGATAAGATAGTAAAAATATTTAAACAAAACCTTTAAAACCGTTTACCCTTACCCCCACCATTAACACATACCATAATATTATACCCCTTTAATATAACAACAACCCCCATACATAAATATTTAAAGTTTAACCCAAACTATTAATATAAAGTGCCATTGGTTGCGTTTAAAATAATTTTCAGAAATAGGGTTTCGGTGTTAAAATGAAAAAAGCTAAGAATAAGATATGGAAACATAAAAATTTAGAAAGATTCAAAACCATAGAAGAAGGTATCATATTAAAATTATTTAACGATTTAGGATTAAATCCTATATGGCAATATCAAATAGGAAGATATATATGTGATTTTGTCTTTGAAGAAGAAAAGGTATGTGTGGAAATAGATGGAGGAATTCATGGAGCATTTGATTCTGATATCAGAGATAGAATTAAAGATTATACATATAGATTAAACAAATATACAGTAATTAGAGTAAAATACAACAATTTCAAAAAGGAATGGGATGATATAGAAAGAAAAATAGCAGATATAGCATACATTATAAGAGAAAAACAATATTAAAGTACAAAGTCCCATTTAAGCGAGAATGAGATTATAACACCAAGCGAGGTGATAGATAATGACAGTAGAATCAGGTACATTCATAAGAGATATATTATTCTTTGTAAAGGATAGTCTTACTACTGGAGTTACAGACCCTATTTCTGGAACAAGAAACAAATCATCTAAATTTATAATGACAAGTTATCCGAACAGATTAACTAACTATCCCCTTATAACAATCAAACTCACTAATTATTCTGGAACATCTGCAGGAATGCAAACAAATGCTATGGATATTACTGCTTCTATAGAAGTAAGAGCTTGGGGTAGAAACCAGAAAGAGAAAGATGAACTTGCTAATAATTGTTTTATAATTCTTAGAGATTTACAATTCACAGATAATACTGGAAGTGTAGCGAACTATCTTTATAATTTTAAATTTATAAGTGCAATAGAAATGGATGAAGAAGGAGATAATCAACCAAAGTCGAGAATATTAAATATACAATATAATTTTTATAACATCTAAACTTTTAAAAAAGTTTAATCAAAATAAATAAAGGTGATATAATGGAAAATATTATACGAAAGGTAAAGAAAGAATCAGTTCCTGTAAAGAAAGTGAAAAAGGTAAGTATAAAAACAAAAGCGAAAAGATTGGCGAAAGAAGGACTTAATACAAAAGAGATTGCACATGAACTTAGAATCAATAAATATGATGCAAGTAAAATGATTAAGGGGTGAGATTATGTCTGATAGAGATGAGATAGATTGGATTGAAAAATACGAACCATGGAGACTAAAAGACACAAAAATGAAGAAACTAAACTTTACAGAACAAGAGCTTTATGATTTGACAAAAGCAGAACAAATTAAGATACTTAAATCTAAAGGTATAACAGATATTCCACAATACGAAAAAGGTAGGGTGGAAAAGATAATAAATATAATAAAAGGAGGTAATTAAGATGGCAAGATTTATAGGAGACCAGAATAAAGTCGTAGGAATACATGAATCTGGAACTTATGCTCATAACTGCGCAGGTGCAGATGGGGTAGCAGGAAGTACATTTTGGATAGGACAAGTTACAGAAAACAGTATAGATGATGCAGAGAATTATTCAGATGATAGATATATGGGAACTGGTAAAAGAACATATGATACAATGGAACAAGGACCAAAAGATGATACAGGGACATTGACATTCCATCCACATGATATGAGAATGTTGTTTTATGCAATTGGTTCAATAGTAGAAGTATCAGGTGCGACTTTGACAACATGTACTCATGCTGTAAGTGAAGTGAATAGTGATGTATGGCAGAGTCCATTTATATCAGGAACAGATACACATCCAGCTCCAATGAGTTTTACAATAGAAGATTCAAAACAGTCTGTTGGAACAGGTAGAAACTTTGTTAGAACTATAAAAGGAACTGTGAACAATACAACTACTTTGACACTATCACAAGGTGAAAAGGCAACAATGGATGTGGATTATATAGCAGAACACATAATACCAAGTTCAGGAACAACAACGACTCTTGTAAATAGTGGGACACAATATCTAACCCCTTATATGTGGGATGATTGTTTATTGACTCTTGCAGGTAGTGTTATGGACACAGCAAAAGAAATAAGTCTTGAAGTTAATTCGTATATGAACGCACCTCATTATATAAATGGAAGTAAGGTTATAGGTGTACCATATAGTAGCAAGAAAGATTATACCCTAAATGTTACAATGGACTTGGATGGACAAGATGCAATGTGGTTGTATGAAGAGTGTTATAGAGGTGGAAGTACGTTCAATGCAAACTTGGATATGAATGCAGACATTACAGCAGTAGGAAGTAAACACACTACCCTTATAATGAGTGGATGCCAAGTAACTTCGATGGACAACCCAAGTTCAGCAGATGCAGATACAACCGAAACTTCTGTAGAAATAAGACCACAAACAGTAGCAGGAAGTGTATGGGACAGAACACATAAATACAATCCATGGTGAGCTAAATACCTTTTAAATATAGAATGATTGGCGCAAAAGAAACGAGAAGATTTGTTGCTGGCAAGCATATTCAATTGAATATGGATGTCAGCGATGGATTAGCCAATGCAGGAGAGTATTTGAAAAAAGAGGTCAAACAATCTATAAGAGGATTTAGAGCTGAAAAAAGAAGTGTGGATACTGGTGAGTTTCTTAATTCGGTTGAGGTTCATACAGAAAACAAAACTGTAATTGTATCAAGTGATGCGAAACAAGCGAAGATATTGGAACATGGAACGAGTAAAATAAAACCAAGAAGACACTTTAATAACAGTGCAGATAGAAATAAAAATAAAATGAAAGATATTATAGGATTAAATATAAGAAATAAAAGAGGCGAAATGAAATGGACAAAAAAGAAGTAAAGATTGGAAGCAAGACTTTTGTAATACATGAACTATTAGCTATAGATTTTGATGAGATTCAAAAAGAAGAAGATACCACAAAAAGAGTTGTAGATACTATAAAGAAAAGTGCAGACCTTTCAGATGCAGATTATTCAACACTTACCCTAAAAGAACGTGGTGTTATACAAGATGCCATGGCAATATTGAATGGATGGAAATCTGAGGGTTTTCAGAAACCGAATGTAGAGAAGAAGAAATAAGACATTCAAACATAAAAACCAATGTAGACATATGTAGAGAAATGAAAGGTTGGACTTTTGAAGATGTTAATAAATTAACAATATTCGAAAGAAGCTCTATTATTCGGATTATAAATAAAGAGATAAAAGATAAAAATAGGATAACAAGAAAGAATTCAAGAAAAAATAAACGGCGTTGAATATGACAGGAATAATGGGCGGGGCGGCAGGTAGCGCAGGTATAACTTATATAATTGAAGCTATAGACAAATATAGTAAAGAGTTTAAAAAAGTAGACAAAGGTATAAAACAACAACAAACCAGCTTTCAAAAACTTGGAAATACTCTTCATGAACATAAGATACTCGCGATAGCTGCTGCAGGAGCAATAACAGCATTTGGTATAGAGTCGGTTAAATCGGCATTGAAGTCAGAAGTAGCATTTCAACAATTCAATTTAGCATTAGGAGATAGTGCAGAAATAATGCTAAAAGATATGAAGGATGCAAGTCATGGAATGATTTCTGATTTCAATTTAGTTACAGGTGCAAATAAGGCACTGGCTTTAGGAATAAGTAAAACTGATATACCAAAACTATTAGAAGCAGCAACGGCAAGAGCAAAAGTGTTTGGAAGAACAACTACAGAAGCATTTGAAGATTTAACGATAGGTATTGGAAGACAATCAAGAATGATACTTGATAATCTTGGTATCATATTAGACTTAAAAAAAGTATATGCCGAATATGCGGTAACTCTTGGTAAAACAGCAGATGAATTGACCAATTTTGAACAGAAAGCCGCCATAACAAATGCCATTATAGAAGACAGTGAAGGTTTGATTCAGGCTCAAGCGTTTTTAATGGATACTCATGCAGAAAAAATAGCAAAATTGGTAACGGGTTGGGATAATCTTAAGGATGCGGTGGGAATAGCATTATTGGCTATGTTGGATTATGCAGATGGAACATATGCTAATGAACAAGCAATAAGAGATAATATCGATGTATTAGTTGGAGTGCCAGGAACTTATGATGAAGTATCAGAAGCAATTTTAGCAAGTTTTAATGCTCAAAAAAAATTAACAGAAGAATATAAAGCATCTACTGCAGAAGTAGATAGACTTATAGATTCTTTACTAAATTTAAAGGATATTACATTTGTAGGAGAAAGACAAAAGAAGTTAGATATAGCACAACAAAAAGAAACGATTCGTGTCTTAGAACTAAGAAAGAAAACAGAAGAAGCATTGATTCCCTCAAAAAAAGAATTTATTTCTTTGATGGATACAGAAACTGACTTACAAAAAGAAATGGTGAATAAACAAAGAACGATAGATGATTTAACTTTAAAATATTTAGCTGCAGAAGAAGACGAAAGAGGAAAAATAAATGATGAAATTAGTAAAGAAAGAGACTTAATGTCTATTATGAGAATACAAAGAAAAAGGGAAAAAGAAGACATTGAAAAATTAGATAAGGAAAGAAAAGACCAATTTAAACATAATGAAGAAATGTCTAATAAAACTCTCGACAATACAAAAGATGAATTAAAAGCAGAAAAGGATAAATTATCTACGCTTAGATTAGAACAAGATAAATATGCCAATGATAGAGCAATTAAAGCAGCTGAAAATGAGTTAGAATTAGAAAAACGTTCTGAATCAGAACAAGGATTAGAGCAATTTAGAGCTATAAGTCATGGTGATTTTTTAACAGATAATTCCGAAACATTGACTGCATTAGATAATGAATTAACCAAACAAAATGATATAAAAATAAAAAATGATGAAATCAAAGAATCTCATGATTTAATGATGGAAGCATTTGGTAAAAATCAATTATCCAAAGAAGAAGCATTACAAAAAGAACTGGATATAACCGATGATGTAATAGCTAAAATTGATAAATTAATAGCAAGATACGATACTGCTATAGAAAGAAGACGTGAATTAGGAACAGCAATACCAGAAGAACTGACTAAGGAAGAACAAGAAAAAATAGAAGCAAAAAGAATGCTTACATATCCACTTGCTATGTTCTCCCCATCAAAATTACAAAGTATATTTAAAAGAGAAGACCCATCAAAAATATTCACAGGAAAATTACCTCAAAGCAGAAAGGTATTCGATGCTATTATAACAAAAAAGGGAGAAGTAATAGAAACCGACCCAGAAGATACCATTATAGCTACTAAAACTCCAGGAAGCTTAGGTGGAAAAGGTGGAGTAACTATAAATATAAACAATCTTAACGGCTTTAATGCAAGAGATATAGCAAATAAACTACAGAAATAACAAGATTGTTAGATTTTGTACCATCTATTTTAGAAGAAGCAGAAACAAGTATTTCATCATTTTATAAATCACAAGCAAAGATTAATTCTCTTTATAGAAGAGCAAAAAGAATAACAAGTACAACACATATCGAAAGATACCCAACAGATTACATCGAAAAAGAATTCAGTAAAACGAGAGAAGAATTAGATGATATTTATTATAAAATAACGAGTTGATTATAATGGCTGGAAAATATAAAAGAATATATATTGGCGCAGGAACATCATTAATAGGATTATTTATGATTCTAACAGCAATCGGTTTACAGATAGTAGATACCACTGGTGATATAACATGCGCAGGAACTATTGATGACCCCTGTGTATCATATTTTGAAGTAAGAAACCCAACTGCACGTTCTATTTATATTTATAATTATGATGAGGTTCAATTAAACTTCTCGCCTGATATAAAAGGATATAATTTATATGTTTTATACTATGGAAAGTGGCATTATACTAACTTTACTATGGAAACAAGATTAGGAAACATTCCAAAGGATAGGAAATATTCTTTTGTATTTCCACGATATAGTATAAAGAAGTTCAAACTTGTTGGTTATAAACACAATCCAGAAGATAGTGTTAAGTGGAGTATTGGAACAAGTGGTGCAGAACTCGACCCATTATGGAAAGGTATAAAAGATAGAAGTTATACTCGTTCAACAGAAACAAAATGTGATGATAATGGTAAGTGTTGGACAGCATTATATTCAGGAACCAAACATATTTATGAAGACAATAAATGGAAAGATGTAGAAGATGCAAGAAGTTTAAAAGGACAAGGATTTAAAGTTGTTGTTTTAGAAAACGATATTGAATTCCCTATAGAAGTTATGGATTTCAATTATACTTCTATAACTGTCAAACTTAATCCAAAGGGAATAAAGACATTTAATGAAAGTATTCCTATAAGAATATGGAAAGGAGATATTAAAAATAGTTCAAATTATAAGAAAACTCATAAAAAAAACAAAGATGAGAGGATTAACTTTGGATTATTAAACCAAGAAGAAATAAAGACTTATGATTTTAAAGTCGGTAGTATTATAGAATTTGGATATAATTCAACCACAATACAACTTCAAGACGCAGATACTGAAAACTTAGAAGATGTAGAAGTCATGGCTGCAAATGAGAGGTCTACAATAATGATTAAATTTAATATGTCAAGTGTTCCAGATGGTAATATTATAGATGCATCTTCATTTAATTTTTATGTTTACGATATTCAAGATGGTTTAACAGATACAGATTTGAATATTTATCGAATATCACACCAAACATGGACAGAAGGAAGTAATGCTGCTACAGCGTGGGGAACACGAACAGATGTTGATAATTCACAAACAATAGTGAGTTCAGTTGGATGGAAAAGTTTTAATGTTACAACACAAGTAAGTAATGAATGGACATTGATGAATAAAATGGTCACTATCGGCGCCGAAGACCCAGATTATAATATTAATTCCGTAGACGGTATTTACGATAATACATATCTCATATTGGGAGGATATCATAAATTAATTTATAATAACCTTTTGATTTACTCAAAAGAACATACTACAACAGCAACAAGACCATATTTAAATATAACATATTCACCAGATACAACAAATCCAACATATTCTGATAATTCGACAAACACGACAGCGGCAGGAAAAGATATACTACATAGTTTGAAATGGACGGATAATTCGGGTTTGAGTGGATACATCTTTTCATTCGACAACGGCACGGGTTCATTTACAAATGATACGTGGACAGCGTTTAGTAGTAATCCAGAAACTATCACGGTAACGAAACATTCTAATACAACAGTGGGAACTACAATTCAGTGGAAAGTATATGCAAACGATACAAATGATAACTGGGCTTCAAGCTCGACTTATAGTTATGTGACGGCAGAATGTTCAACTAATGCAGATTGTAATTTATGTTATAAATGTATAACAGAAAATTGTGTGGTTCAAACTGATTCAGAAGATTTAAAAGACGAGTGTACTGCTACCTATGATGATTGTGATAATCAATATACAAGAAGAGGACCAGATGGATTATGTGATGGCGCTGGTGCGTGTGATATCGATGATAATTCACTCGCTGTTCAATCTGGCTATGTTTGTAAAGATGGAGATAATATAAATTCAAATGGAAACTCTAACTGTGGAAGCGGAGATGCAGAAAGTTGTTATTGTGCTATATGGTATCAATGTGTTATAAAGGCATGTACGAAACCAGAATATTATACAGGATTTGATGGAAGTACTTCATGTACTGTGACAAATTGGCAATCTAAAGGAACAGATGCAAACGTAGCTCAAAATGTATCTATAGCAACTACTGAAAATGTAGCTTCATGTACCGAAAATACTAATAATTATTGTGGATTAGTACAATGTGATGGAGATGCATCTACACCTTATTATTATGGATGGAATGCTACATTTACATGTTTTTATATGAATGATACTCAAGGATATTGTGATGGCAGTGGAAGTTGTGATAGTCATGCTTATTCATGTCCAGGAAGTAGTGTGGGTGGCTCAACGGGAGTAACATGTTCAGAAGAAATGTATAAAGTATATTGTTCAGGAACTACAGCGGGTGCATGTCCAGATGGAACATTTGACATAACAGATTCAACAGAATGTTATGAATATTATTATGCTTCACAACCTGTCCAGACTGAGATAGAACCTTATGGACAAACATCAACTAAAGGAATGTTTACTATTAATAACAATCTCACTTATACTATAGACATTTATGCTAAATTAAGTGAAACAACATTAGGGGTTACATTGAAATTGGATAATGAATATAATTATGATAATTCCATTTCCATAAATACGACATATCAATTGATTTATGATAACTTATCAATAAGCGGAACAGGATATTTATGGACTTGGGCTGATTTCAATAATCTACAATCAATATGGAATCCCGAATTGAATATAATAGGAGTGAACTCCACAGGTTGATATAAATGGTGAAATTCAATCCAAAATTTATTCCTGTAGTAGGAACCACCTATACCAAACTTACTATAGATGGAACGACATATTCAGATGTCTATCAAATTAATGTAGAAAAAAGTATTGGTGATTATAATGGAACTTCAAACTTCACTATAGAATTTGATAATTTTATAGGTTGTTATAAAGACACATTTAGTTTAAATGATGAAGTTATAATTTATGCAGATATAGGAACTAATCCTCCAACAACTAAGATATTTACAGGCATAATAGAAAAGATAGACTTTAGTGGTAGTGCAGAAGATGAAAGACTTGTATTAACTGGACGTGATTACGGTGCAGTATTACAAGATATGACAGTCCAACCTATTATTTTTAAGAATAAGGATGCTGGATTGATAGCAAGAACTATAATAGCAACGAATGCAGAAAACATAGTAACAACAAATAATGTAGATATTAATACAGGAACTACTATCGAAAAGATAGGATTTAATCATAAGAATATATTTGAATCATTAAAAGAATTGGCTGAATTATCGGATTGTTATTTTTATGTCGATGTGAATAAAGATGTACATTTTATAGCAAAAGAATCAGTGCCATCCTATAGAACATTCGATAAGAATAGTGTTTATAATGCAAACTTTATAAAAGATGACAAAGAAGTATTTAATAAAGTATGGGTTTATGGCGACAGAGTTTTAACTGGTAAAACAGAATCTTTTGCTGCTGACGGAACAGGTTCTGTGTTTTCATTAGAAGACAAACCTCATAATACAAGAGTTACATCTCATGATGTATTTATACAACCTGGAGGTATTTTTGGGATGACAGACCCCGCAACTCAAGACTCTAAGTATGTTGTAGACTTTAACGAAAAAGAAATAATATTCGTTTCTGGAGCAGCAGCCGGAGATAACATACCAGTAAGTGGAACTTTACCGATAACTATCGATTATGAAAGGAGTACTCCTATAATGAAGTTTAGACAAGACACAGATAGTATAACAGATTATGGTCCAAAGACAAAGATTATAAAAGATAATAATATCAAAAGTTATGTTGAAGCAAATGATAGAGCAGCAACTTTTATTGCTAATAATAAAGACCCAAAAATACAAGGAAGTATAAACTTAAAAGGAGTTATAAATATTGATGCTGGAAATACTTGTATAGTAGACCTTCCGTGGCATGGTATAAATAATCAAACCTATACTATATTGTCTGCATCATATTCATTCAATAAATCAAATAATCTGACAAATAAAGTATTAACATTAGAAGTTAATAAAAAGATAAGCGATTTCACAGATACTTTAAAAGACCAAATGTTAAGGATGAGAAATGTGGAAGTCGGACCATTAGAAGGAAACTTCACTACACTAAAAACAACAACGAAATATGTAGATGTTGACCAACATTGGGAAGTATGGAAAGCAGACGTAGGAAATAATTTTATATTTCATTCAGCTAAACATGGTCTTATAGAAAGCGAAGATAGTAGGATAGGTGTAGGAAACTTAGAGCAAGGAATACTCGGAAGTGTATTTGTAGCAAGTGGAGGAGGATATTAATATGACATTAACAACAGATAGTTTGAAATCATTAGCAGGATTAATGGGAGGTTCTGGTGCAATTCCTTCCTATATAGCATTAGGAGCAGGAAGTACGACACCAGTATCAGGAAATACTGTATTGGTATCAGAAAATCTTAGAAATCCTCTCACTTCTATAGATTTGAGTGTAGCCAAAGATGTGACTTACATAGCAGATTATAGTTCGACAAGAGTAAGTGGAACAGTATTTGCAGAATGGGGATTACTCAATGCAGAAACGGCGGGTAGTCTTTTTATGCGCGAAACTATGCCTACTGTAGGGAGCATATGTTTTGATGGAGATTTGGAACTACAAATACAAGCAACAATAAGATTTGGAATAAGCGGAGCGTAAACTTTTAGAAAAAGTTTAATCAAAAATAACAAATGGTGAGATGATATAAATGGGATTATTACATGAACAATTTGGCAGTGGAGCCATGCTTACAGCAGGAACAACTGGAACTAATACAGGAGTAAGCGGATTAAATGATATAACTGGTAGAATGAACTTTGGATTATTTAATTTTCCACAGGCTCAAGATATGACTTATACTACTAATAGTATGGGAAACTTGACATCGGCTACTATAAGTGGACCGACTCAGCATTATACAGTAATAGGTTCTTATAATATAAATGAGAATCCAATAGAAATTATATTCAGCGGTGCTTCTATAGGAAGTACTATAAAACAAGTATTTTGGTATCAAACCAATGGAAGTTTGGCAACAAGTACCGGAAGCTTGATATCTGGAACAATGACAATCTTTTAAAAAGATTGATTAAAATTATAAAGGTGAATCAATATGGTACAAATGACGAGTAATGGACCGGTTTTTGGGATTCCCCCAGATGGAATCCTTGGAGAAGTGAGAATGTTCGCTCTTACTATAACAGGAGCGGTAACCAAAGCAACACTTCAAACAAGAGGGTGGGCAATATGCGATGGAACAACAGCAAGCAGCCAAGGAGTAACAGAACCAACTATAACGGCAACTACACCTAATTTGGAGAATAAGTTTATAAAAGCAAGTGACAATGAAACAAGTGGAACAACAGGCGGAAGTACAAGTACTGGAAATCCAACCGCCGGAATAGATGCATTTGATGTATTGAGTCCTGGAGGTTCATTTAATTTAGGAACACATGGAGCACATGTTCACACTGGAAATGAGCCACCATATTATGAACTGGTATTTTTCATAAAAGTAAGAGTTTAAGCTTTAAAAAAGCTTAAACATTTAATGCCAAAAAATCCAAAAACGGTAACAGTAGCCACTATTGTAGTTAATAATTAACGCTAACAGTAGCCACTATTTATTTATGTGTGCCATTTAGGTATAGTTAAACGGCAATTATGTTATATTCCGTTTAATTCAATAAAAAGGAGGGAGGATTATTCCCCTTCCCTCGCATATTGCTTCACGTTGGGACATCTCTTTACTAATAGGGCATAAGTCTGTGGTGCTTTCTTGCGCATGTGATTTATATAAAAGCGACCAAATTCTATTGATGAACGAGATAGTTGGAATCTGATTATATCCAAATCAACCTCATTAGGAGGAACTTTGAATCCCCACTCACAAGCTTTTTCAAAGCTTGAGCAAACTGCCGATGCACTCCAACTCATATCTTCATTTACTTTAAGCGTTTCATATAATATAAAACACCCTTCTTTTTGACCGAGTTTATCTAAACCGTCTTCTTCTCTCTTTGCTTTATAGTTTTCATCAACTTTTCCTAAAAGTTGTAATATGTTATTTCCTTTTATAGTTTTTGTCTTCATTCTTCATACACCTCGAACTTTTTATAAAAGTTTACAAAACTCTTATCTATTGAATTTAATGTTCTGTTCATTTGTTTGAGTTCCATTAATATCTTGATATTTATATCTTCCATTTATAACACCTTCTCCATCAATATAGCAAGAGTTATAAGTTTATGAGCTTCATCGTCTGAATATGCTACTGAAGACTCTGACATCCTAAACGTATTTGGTATAATATTATATCCTTCTTTTTCATATTTGTCTACTTCGCAATCAAACATTGATTCTAACTTTTTTTCGAAATCACACTCTGGAGTTGTTTCGGTACCTACTACTATTGTTTTTATTGTCATTTATATAACACCTCATTTATATTTGTTTGACCTTTAGAAAAGGTCACTGATACTGTTTTTAAAAACGCATACAAGCGAACCCAAAAACCGAAAAACCACATACAAGCGAACGATAGTTCCTACTTTATATCTATATAATAGGATTTTTGGGTTTTTAAGTAATAAAACGGGAACTTTCGTTCTACTGCTACCGTTTTATAGGTAATTTTAATACCTTTTTCCAGTACGGTTTTATATCCATTTTAGTCTTTGTTTCTATTATTGTTTTCTCCTTTATCATTATATTCAATACTTTTCTTTTGGTTGTAACCTTTCCTCGTAATGATGTTATCAATTCACTCTTTGTTATTTTTTCAACTTTTTCTAAAAGTTGTTTTATGTCTTCCATTATTCTTAGTTCATTTGATGTATATTTGGGTATTGTTCCTAATGTCATTCCATCATATAACCAATCACTTCTTGTTTTTATATCTAGATTCTTTATACTACCCTCTTCTATAAGACGCAACATACTTATATTCTCACTCTTTAACCATGTAAAGTTTTCCTCTATTTCTTTATAAACATTCGATGGTATGTGTCTTAATATACATCCTACCTGTTCATTATAATATGCTGTCCTAAATGCACACTGTAAGAGTTCTTGATATGCCTTTGTACTATGATATTTTTGTTTAACTATTGTTAATTTATGTCCTAAATACTCTTTAAATTCATTAAATCTATAACGCTCACTATGAATATTCTGTAGTGGAAGTCCCCAAATACATACATAACCGAATAATTGTATTCCTTCTGATTCTTTTCCTCTTGCTACATGTATTTCTACACATTCATTATAATTCTTTATTCTATGTTTTAATTCATTATTGAGATTATATTGTTCGTGTTTACTTCTCGTAAATATATGATATTTCCTATTGTTTATACCAATAAGATTATTATCTATTAGTTTATTTATAATATTTGATTCTATTGTCATTTCTCGTTCTATATTTACCTTTGCACCCCATATATCTCTTTGTCTTCTTACTTTGCATTCTATAACTATATTGAATAGATATTTTGGTTTAAATATTACTTCCTTCATATTATAATTCTTTCCAAGCCAAAACTTCCTATATCCTTTAGGAAATGGTGTTGAATCTATTAATATAACTCTATCTGTATTATCTATCATATTGGTATAATCTTCTCTATAATTTGTATTTTCTATTATAACATTTATATTATTTTCACCGTTATTATTACTTATTATATCAACACATAATCTATTATGTTTTATATATTGTATCTTCTCTGCAAATGTTAGTATTCTTATAATCTCAATATTTTCATCTGTAATTATGTTCTGTTTTATATCCTTAATATGTGTACTATTGAGTATATAATCTTGACCTCCATCTATTTTTGTTGTAACATACATTTCTGATTCCCATGTATCTATTTCTGGTTCTGTCAATGTTAGGATGTGACCGATATAAATAGACAGACTATGATTTAATGCTTCTATTGTTTGTATTTTTAATATATTTCTCATTTTGTTTATATCATTTTTTAACTTCCCGACTTCTTTAACATAATTAGATAGTATTTGTTTATGATTCTTATAGGTTAAATCTCGTGACATAGGTTCTTCTCTGATTATATTCTGTGAGGTTATATGTCTTGCTTCATCAAATATAATCACATCTGGTTTGATATCTTTTATAATTCTAAAAGATGTATATGTAGTTAAGATTACATCCGCATCTTTTATTTGTTTTTTCATTTCTTCATATTTACATTCTTCATGTGAACACATTCTTTTACATATAATCATAGACATAATCCCATAGTTCATCTTGTTATTTATAGTGTCTTTATATTTTCTAAAGTGTTCACATATCTCTTCTTTTTGAATGACCTTTATTACTTTCTTGTCTTTTATTTGTGATTCTACATTATTAATAGTATTAATGGTACGACTAACATATATAAACTTTTTATTCTTGCTTTTATTAATTTCTGCAATCACGCTTCTTGTTTTTTCTGTTCTTGGCGCACCAGTGTATAACAATATCATTTAATCTACCTCTGTTATAAGATGGATTAATTCACAGTCTATCGTTACTAAGTGTTTATATTTATCTTTTATAGTAAACGTGTTCCTTTCAATCTTTGGTAAGATTGTCGTGTACTTAAATTTATTAGAAAGAATTAATAATACTTTCTTTCCTTCATACATTTTTATATCTTCTACATACATACTAATCACCTTTTATAATTCTTCTCCATTTTATCTATTACTTCCCAGCATTTATTTCCAAGTTTCCCATGATTCTTTATTCTGGTTAATAGTTCCTTTGGAATTGCTACTGTTGTCATATCATTCATAATATCACCTCATATCGTTTATATTTTTTATAAAACTTATAACTATTATATGCACCCATAGCTTTATATATGTATGCTTGCGCAACTATTTAAAGGTTAGTGTGCATAAATATAACATAAATAATTTAAATTAAAAAATTGTGGTTTATATGAGTGAAGATAATGAGACAAACGAGAAGAATGACAAATTGATTATATCAAAAGTGAGAAGTTTTAACAATGGACAGAGGGTTATAACTGTACCTAAAGAAGATAAGACTCTTGAAGATGGTGACCCTGTTGAGATTATAAAGATTATAAAGGTGAATTAATATGAACAAACTATTAGAAAGAATTAATAAACACTGTAATAATATCAAAAAACAATGCACTAAGGGAATTGAGATTAATGATGACTTCAAGAGGTATTGTGATGAGTTGAAGATTTAACTAAATGCGAACTAATAATGTTAGGTATGCCTAACAATGTTAGGAACCCCTAACAAACGCTTTACTGTATGCGTTTTTTGTGTTATTACCATATAAACACAACAGAAATTTAAGGATAAAAGATGATATAATGAAAACCGAAATACTTTTGACATGTTTGATTATATCCCTCATTTATGGGATTGTATCTGTGAGTGAATACATAAATCATATAGAACCTCGACTTTTAGAAAAAGTTGACAAAATGGAAATGAATAGAACAATAACAATAAAATGGGAACACAATCCAAGAGGTGCTATACTCCAACCTTTAGAGAAAAATAAAGAAAGAGTTATAATCAAAGAGATTGGGAATATTCCACTACGAACTCAAGTTGGTCCAGCATGTGGACCGATTTCACTTGCGATGGTTATGGATTGGTTGGATAAACCATACAAAAACCAAAAATATTATGACAGATGTACCTACAGAAATAAAGATGAGTGGACTTATGTTTATCAATTAAAAGCATGTGCGGCAAAACTCGGTATAGATACATCGGAAGAATGGAATTATGATATCGATAAATTAAAGACTGGTGACATTGTATTATATCATGTTATGGGATATGATAATAGTTCGGATTTACATTTTTCGGTTGTTGATAGTATAGACGAAGAATTTATACGATTAGCAGACCCAAACCATTATTATCATGAACATACAATAGAAGAGTTTGAACAGATGTATTATAAAAGAGCATTAATTTATATGGGTGAATAAAATGAAAATAGCAATTTTAAGTGATAGTCCAATGATACCAACTGGATACAGAAACCAGAGTCTCCAACTTGCACAACATTTGACTAAGAAAGGACACGAAGTTCATTATATGGGTAATGCTTATATGGGTATGACACTTAATAACTTTGAACTTTATGATGGCACGAAATGTAACTTTAAATTATATGGTGAATTACAGCATAGTTATTTCAAGAATCAGATATCACACATACTAAAGACTAATATGATTGATAGATTTATAATTCTATTGGATACTTTCATGTTATTTCCGTGGTTTATGGATATAGATACAGCACCAGCAAAGACATTCTTCTGGTTTCCAACTGATGGTGGAGGAGGTCTACCAAAAGGATGCGAGAATATTCTTAGAAAGATAGATGCACCTGTTTGCATATCACGATTTGGACAGAAACAAGTTAAAGATTATCATAATATGGATGTGGAACATATACCACATGGCGTTAACACACAAGCTTTTAAAAAGCTTGACCAAACAAAAAGAAATGAATTAAGAGCCAAGTATGGATTACAGGACAAGTTTGTTATAGGTGTAGTAGCAAGGAATCAACCAAGAAAGAATCTTGATAGGACATTCAAAGCGATGTCCCTTATAAAGGATAAGATGCCAAATGCAATGTTATTTATGCACTGTGACCCAGATGACCCTGCTCAACCTATATGGCAGATGAGAAGTCTTATACAGAAGTTCAATTTAGAGAATAGAGTAGTCTTTTCAGGTATGAATGCACATCAGGGATTCCCTGATAAAGAGATGGTTAATATCTACAATCTAATGGATTGCTTCTTATTAACGACCAGCGGAGAAGGATTTGGAATACCTATTATAGAAGCAATGGCATGTGAAGTTCCAGTTGTAGCAACAAGATATACAACAACTGAAGAGTTAGTAGAAAAGAACAAGGCTGGATATGGGATATCATTAGCTGGTTGTGAATCAATTAATTTATTTGACTTACATTCGAGAGATTATGATAATAAGGTAGTGAATGGTACTATGACAGGTAGTTGGGAAGTAGAACGTGGTATATGTGATATAGAAGATGCTATGCAGATGGTATCTAACTTATACAGTAGTCCAAAACTATGTAAAGAGATGGGTAAGAATGGTAGAGCTGCTGTTATGAAGAAATATGATTTCCAGAACATAGTAGCCCCTGCATGGGAGAAGTTATTGAAGTAAGGAGTCGTGGTGTAGTTTGGTATCATTCGTGGTCTGGAACCATGTGACGTAGGTTCAAATCCTACCGATTCCATAGAGATGATTATATGAATAACATACCACCAAAAGAACAAAGAAAGATAAATATAGATGTATTAGTATATGGGCAAGGTTATTTTAGTAGAGATAAAGAAGGCAACTGTAAACATGTACCATTTGATGAAGCGATGAGGAGATTGAAGGTGTCGAAATGAATAAATTATTTGAATGTAACAAAAGAACAGGAATTGAAGGAAGTATTTGTGATAACTGTGGAACCAATCATACTATAACAGAGGAATTATTGAAGAAGAAGGTTATAAATAGAATGAAAGAATTATCATCAGAGATAGGAGCAATAATGAAGTCTTCAGAACTTTACAGAAAATCAAGAGAGGGAATATCTAAAGGACAGAATCATGTAAGTTTGAAAGAAAAAGGTGCTGTTATTAGAGAGTTAGAATATTTATTCGATATAACAGAGGATGATTTAAAATGAATAAGGAATATGAAAAGTGTGAAAGATGTGGGTCTTATTTATTTCCGTGGGAAAGACAAAATCCCATTTGTGAAGGTTGCACAGAAGTAGAAGATTATAAAAAAGAGGGGTTATTATGAATAAACTCAATGTGTGTGTGATGGGCGAAAACTGCGAGAAGTTTTTACCTATGTGTCTAAAGAGTGTAAAAGACGCAGATAATATTATTTATTGTGATGGCGGTTCTACAGATAACTCTGTGGAATTGGCTATTGAATATAGCGCAGTTGTTATAGAGAATACATACAATCAAGAAGATAAGGGGATGAATGGCAAACAAAGAAATTATTATTTAGACTACCTCAAGAAACATCACATGGGAGAGTGGGTGTTAGTATTGGATGCTGATGAAGTTGTAGATGATATAACAAAGATTAGAGAGTTTATTGATAACCCGCCTAAAGATATGAGAGATATCATATCTGTTAAGATGCGCCACTTTATAGAGAACCTTGGACAAGAAGATGTTACTATGGAAACACATTATGTTCCACATAGACTATTCAAAATCAAAGAAGAGCTTATATATTCAGAAACAGAACATGCTGTTTTATGGGAGACAAAAGATAATAAACCAATAGCGGAGAAGGATATGTTTGGTAAGATTGGATATTTCAATGGAACTACAATATGGCATCTTGCTTATTGCCCGGGGATATTTGATATAAGGAAACGATATAAAAATCATATAAAGAAGTCAGAAATGCACTCAAAGGAATATCTTGATGATTGGTATTATGCTCACTTATTTGGATTATATCCTAAAAAGAGGATAAATGCAATGGAGATACCTAATATTATTTTGAATGAGTTTCATATAGATAAAGACATGATTTATTATAGTACACATAATAGATTAGAGACAAAACATTATATAATGACAAAACAATGGATAGACTACTTTGGACACGAAGATTTTAAACCATTAAAGGTTCTTGACTTAGGATGTGGAGTGGGGTTATTCGGTTATGCTTTAGATAGTTATGGTGTAACTTATACAGGAATGGAGAAATCACAATGGGCTGTGGACAATACTGTTTATAAACATCTAGATATAAAACGAGGAGATATAATAGAAGAGCAAAATTTCAAAGATTATGATTTAGTATTGGTACTTGATGTATTGGAACATTTGAATTATAATGAATTAGACAGAACACTCGAATGTATATCTAATTATGGAACTCAATTCCTATTTAGTATTCCTTATATAGGAGACCCGAACCTCGAATTAGATTCTACTCATATTATAAAGGAATCAAAGGAATGGTGGATAACTCAATTAAACCAATTCTTTAAAGTTATGGATGTTCCCAAAGAATTTATGTATGGAAAACAAATGTTGATAGGTGAATGCAAATGAAAGTAAATTTAGGTAGTGGAAATAGACCAATGGAAGGATGGTTAAATGTGGATTCGGATAAAACATGTTGTCCTGATAAGGTGGTTGATTTAAATAAAAGATTTCCATTTGAAGATGATTCGGTAGATAACATTTACTGTTCTCATGTAATAGAACATGTAGATGATGTGCTTGAATTTATGCATGAAATATGGAGAGTATGCAAACCAAATGCAGAAGTGATTATAATTGCGCCATGTTGTTATTTTCTTTTTTGGGCGATTCAACCCCATCATAAAAGATTTATTAGACCAGGATACTTTGAGATATGGACACCTCGAGAATTACATCCGAATAAAAACATTGTTGAGAATTGGTCTACAGTAACAAAGGGTGCAGAATTTGAAACGATAAATGAACAAATGTTTAATGAAGGAAGAGAACTAAAATTTCTTTTGAGGGCGGTTAAATGAAGGAGTGGACAAATAAATACAACCCCTTTAATAGTTGGAAAGCATTGACTCATGCCGAACATTTTAAAGCGATATTGAAAGGAGAGCCATTACCTCCTATAGTAATTAACATAGACTTAACCAACAAGTGTAACTATAAATGCAGATTCTGTATGTTCGGCGGACAAAGGGAAAGAATGGATAAGCAATCGCAAGACCACAGATTCGGAAATGCGAGTTTACCTTTGAAATATTCATTGAAATTACCCAAGATATGGAAAGAATGGGGAGTTAAAGCGGTTTGTTTGGCTGGAGGTGGTGAGCCAACTTTACACGCAGATTGCAGACCCTTTATAGAAGAATGTGGTAAGAATGGATTAGACTTAGGATTTGTTACCAACGGCTATTTGGTAAATGAGAATTGGTGGAAACTCATAAATCAACATTGTAAATTTGTCGGATTCAGTATAGATGCCGGAACACCTGAGGATTATGCAAAAGTGAAAGGAGTAAAGGCGGAACAGTTTGATAAAGTAATCGCTAACCTTAAAGGAATAGCAGATACTAAGGGAAATGTTCAAATAGGATATAAATTTCTGTTAGACCGTTATAACCAGAACTCTATCTATAAAGCAGCTAAGATAGGAAGAGACATTGGATGCAACCATTTTCAATTTAGACCCGCTATAGATAATTATGTTTATAGTGAGGGTGAAATAGATAATATATGGCAACAGATAAATAATGCTCAAAGAGATTTTGAGTCAGATGATTATCAGGTATTCGGAGTTCAGCATAAATTCAACTCCAATCTATCAAGAAAGCATCTGTTTGAAAAGTGCCGAGCAACAATGCTGACATCGACATGGGCGGCAGATGGAAGTGTTTATATGTGTACTGATTCAAGGGGAAACAATTGGAGTAAATTGGTTGACCATTATCCCAACCCAAAGAATGTTATAGATTATTGGGGTAGTGAATCACACTTCTATAAAGTGAACAAGATTAACTTTAAAAAGAATTGTGATAGATGTACCCTAACTGCATATAATGAATTCTTTGAACAGATATTTATAAAAGACAAAATGGATAGGATGTTAATATGAGATTGAAAACTGCGATTATATTACCATGTATGAATAGTATGCCATTTATAAAGTTTGCTACAGAATCATTATTTGAATCGACACAGCACCCATTTAAATTGCTTCTTATAGAAAGCGAGAGTACAGATGGCACAAAAGAATACTGTGATAAGTTAGCAAAAAAGAATAATGTTGAAGTGTATCATATACCCCTAAATGGAATGACTAATGCGCTAAATTATGGAATTAAAAAAGCGGGTAATTTGGATGTTTATTTGACACAAGACGATGTTATTCATTTTAAGATGCTGGGAAGAGATTGGTTAGCTGAATTAAGTATGGGTTCAAAAAGAGAAAATATTGGACAAGTTACAACTATTGCAGGTTATGGAGAATCAACAAAGGAATATTATGATAAGTTAAAATGGGTTGGTACATGGAGTAATTATATACCACGAAGAACTATAAATAAAATAGGTTTATTTGATGAGAATATGAGTACAGGTAACGATGTTGATTATAGTTATAGAACATTTAAAGCAGGAATGGGCATTGGGGTTATAGACTATTGGGTACAACACCATAGATTAACAGAACATGGAAATGTGGATGATGAAGAAACAAAGGTACGAATGGCAAGATATTTTAGAAAGAAACATAAGTTGATATAATGAAATATTGTTTATATTGTGGGACACCACTCATCCATCAAGATAAGTCATACAGATATTGTTCAAAGAATTGTAAAAAGAAAGGAAAATATCTGATAGAATCAATGGGGTTTAAACCTGTGTTATAAATGGTATAAATTACAAAACCGCATACAGTAGGCGGTATTGCAGTTAACCATTAACGCACACAGTAGGCATGTTTTTAAAATGTTTATCATTTAGGTATGCTTAAACAAAAATTATAACCTATTCCGTTTAATTCGGCAAAAGAGGCGATATGAACTAAATGGAAAGGTGCTACATATAGCAACTATGGGAACATTAACAAAAAAGGATATAAAAGAATTTGTAACACATCTGAAAGAAATATTAACTTATGAAAGAGGTTGGGAATATGAAAAGAATTGCATGGAATAAAGGAAAAATACACAAAATAGAACAAATATGCAAGACTTGTGGAAAAATACATTTAGAATTTCCATCTGTTAAACGGAATTATTGTAGTATGGAATGTTATCATAAGTCAAAAATTGGGAAGTCGAGTGGAAGTACGGGGATAAAATGGACCGAAGAACAAAAATCTAAATTAAGTGAATCACAAAAAGGACGCAAAGCATGGAATAAAGGGTTGAAAGGTTGGATGAAACACACAGATGAATATAAACAAAGATTGAGCGAAAGAGTTAAAGGAGATAATAATCCATCTAAGAGACCAGAAGTAAGAGAGAAAATAAGACAATGGAATTTAGGTAAAACGTATTCCGATGAAATAAATAAGAAGAAAGGATTACCATTTGAATTAAATCCAAATTGGCAAGGAGGTAAAACCAAAGAATGGATGAAATTTAAATCGCATATATCCTCAAAATTGGCAAAATGGTCAAAAGATATTAAAGAAAGAGACCATTACATTTGTCAGAATTGCGGATGTGAAAATAAGGATATATTACAATCTCATCATATTAAACAAATAAAAGATTATCCCGAATTAATATTAGAATTAAAAAATGGTGTGACATTGTGTTATTGGTGTCATCAGGTGATACATTATGGAAAAAAATATGAAAGAAAATAATCGAACTGCGGTGTTGATATGTGTAAAGGATAGACCTACAGAATTGTCTTTATTACTTCAAAGTTTGAGAACACAGACATATCAGAATTTTGATGTGGTTATATTGGATGATTGTTCTGGTACGCCATTAAGCAATTACCATTTCTTTAACTGTATAATGACAAGAATGAAATTAGAAGACCATAATGTGTTTATAAAAAGAACAGACTTTCCACATGGTGTAAGTAGAGCAAGACAAGTAATAGTAGATTATGCACTATCAAAAAGAGATTATAAATACCTGCTTAGAGTAGATGATGATGTTATATTGGAATCTGATTATATAGAACGGTTGTTTAAAGTAATCAATAAAGGATATGATATAGCAAGTGGTGTTACATGTCCTATGACTGGACCGATATTCAAAAGAGACCCAAAACATTTGAATGGTATAGTGAATAGAGTTATATTGGACAAAGATGGCAATCATATCATGAATGGCGATGATTGTGGATGGGCTTATACAGAATCAATGATATTACCAGCACACCATTTTAGAAGTTGCGCCCTTATAAAGAAAGAAGTTCATGAAAAGGTGAAATACTATCCAACAAAGTTCAGTAAACATGGATTTAGAGAAGAGCAAATATTCAGTTATACTGCACAGATGAAAGGATATAAGATAGGTGTGGACACTCTTGCTGTAAACTATCATCAGATGACTCCAAGCGGTGGAGAACGATTCCAAGATAGTAGAGATTTAACTGTGTTTAATCAAAAGGTATTTGAAGAGTTTACAAGGAAACATAAAGATGAACTTTTAAAAAAGTTCAATCAAGACAATACTCCAAGTGAATTGGCTTTATTAAAAGAGACTAACTTAATAATGAGGGGATGAAAATGATAAATGTAATAGGAAGTTTTTTTGGAAGTGATGGTTATTCAAACCATACAAGGAATTTAGTAAGAGCATTAGATAAGATTACTGATGTAAGAGTTACTACTGGCGGAGTTCCAAATTGGGAACGAATGGTAGATGATAAAGAACTCAACCTTTTAAAAAAGGTTGAACAAAACGACGAAATTAATTTATGTGTGACCAATCCCTTATATTGGAAACTTAATTTAAATGCCAAAAGAAATTGGGTTTATTTGATTGCAGAAGGAGATAAGATACCAAAGCATTATGTAGAGTTATGTATGGATAAGGATATAGAGTACATATTCGTTCCAAGCAAACATGTAATAGATGCATTGAAGAAAACTCTCATGGAAACACCATTAATAGGAATGAAACTTATGGACAAAGTGAAACTTATTCCTCATGGAGTAGACCTTAAATTGTTCTATCCAAAAGAGAAACCAGATAAGTGTGTATTCTTAGCCAATAAAGGATTTAGGAACTTACAGGACAGAGGAGGGATACAATATCTTATAAGGGCATACTTTGAAGAGTTTACCGATAAAGATAATGTAGAGTTAACATTAAAAATAAACCCTGCTTATGGAATACCTGATTTGAACAAACTAATCGAAGAATTAGTTCCTAAGAAAGAATATAAAACAGTTCCTGATAGATTACCGAAACTAAATATAAATACAAACAATATCCCTTATGATAAGATGGTTGATTTATATAATTCTGCGACTGTATTTGTAAGCCCAACAAGAGCAGAAGCATATAATCTTCCTTGTATAGAAGCGTGTGCGACAAGCACTCCTTGCATTGTGACAGGATATGGAGGTCAAGTAGATTATATTAAAGATAAGGTAAATGGTTTATATATCGATTACAAACTTGAAGAGGTAGAATTTGAAGTCATGTACGAGGGAATATCTTGGGCAATACCATCTATACCCGACCTTAGAAAAAAACTAAGATATGCTTATGAACATCCAGAAGAGATGAAGAAGATGGGAAAGGAAGCATTAAAAACGGCAAGAGAAAACAGTTGGGAGAAGGTGGCTCAGAAAATTAAATCTTTAATATAAAGGTGTTTGATATAGTATTTCAAAAAGGACATAAGACAAATTTAGGTAGAACGCATTCATAAACAACTAAGAATTTAATAAGATTAGCTCATAAAGGGAAACCAAAAAGCGCGAACGTCAACAAAAAGATTTCAGAAACATTAAAGAAAAAATATATTTCGGGGGAATTGATACCTTATTGGAAAGACAAACATCATTCAGAGTCAACTAAGAGAAAAATAGTCGATAATAGAAGAAGTTATGTCGGAAAAGGAAATCCTATGTATGGTAGAAAAAGAAATAATCCAAAAGGAAAAGCGAGTTTGAGTTATAAAAATGGAATTGGAGATTATAGAAAAAGAGCATTAAAACATTATGGTATTAAATGTAATAGATGTCCCATCGAAGATATAAGAATTTTGTTAGTCCATCATAAGGATAGAAATAGAAAAAATAATGAAATAGATAATTTCGAGATACTCTGTAGAAATTGTCACACTATAGAACATTTAAAAGATTCAAAGATTCGGATTAACAAATTTGATAATAAACAAATGAAATTAAGTAAGTATAATTAAAATATAAAGGAGGTCATAATATGACAATGAGAAAACTATCAGAAGATGAACTTGAAAAAACCAATAAAGGCATAGCAAGATTGGATAAGGAGATTATTGAGCTCGGAGACAGTATTGAATTCAATATAAATACAATCGAATTTCAAAGAGTCCAAGCAGAATATCAAGACTATATAAGACCTTATCTTAAGAAAAAGAAAGAGATTGAAGATGATAAAACAATGGCACTTATGAGACAAGATTTGAAGAGCAAAGAGGAAATAGTAAATAATCTACACGACCAAGTAAAAAATGGTGTAGAAATAAAAGGGTGATTAAATGGCAGAAGCAGGAATTTATAGACTACCAACAATAGCAGAAAATAAGAACTTTACAGATATTGGACCTTATAAGAAGAAAGACGCAAAGACAAACTTTCTTACAGAATTGGCACATAAAAGGGCAGAAAAAACCAAATTGAAAATACCATTCATGAAAAAAGCAGCAATGGATGACTTTGAAGAACATTATAAAATAGAAGTCAAGAATTCTATGAGAAAGAATGGATTCGTAAAGATAGAAGATATAAAAACAATTAAAATGAATTGGGATAAATACAGTTCACCTACTAATATCAAATTGGTCGAAGTAACTGAACAGAGAGATGCCAACATATCCAAGAAGTTTCCATTTGATGTATTCGTAAAGGTATTTAGATATAAATACGCCGGTTATGGAAGAGAAGGAGATTATAACATATCTGTTATGGAAGATGAGACAGAAGCAGTAAGGAGAACAAAGGCACAGTATGACCAAGTAGAATATAAAGAAAAGTCCGGCGCAGAAAAGATAAGTGAAAGATATAAATAAACTTTAGAAAAGTTTAATCAAAACGGCGAGAATAGATGAGAAAGAAGCGACTATACTGGTGTAATTATGGATGTGGGAGGAAAGTAAAGTTCCTTATAAGGGATGGTAAAACCCATGACGTAATTTACATCTGTTATGGTTGTGAAAGATTGTTTATAAAAACAAGTGAAGGAGATAAACGCCCTTTTATATTCAAAGAGGTAGATAATAATGCAAATAGATGAAAAAGATATAATTGCAGCAAGATATAAACCGAAAAAAGAACCAATAATAAAGAAAGAAGTTTCAGAAGCCAAAAGACTCGAGAATAAAAGAAAATATCCGAATTTAATATCTTTGAAACCAAAAGGAGACCCACGAAGCGATGCACTAAGAGCTAGACAAAAAGGTAGTTCGAGTGATAAAAGAAAGTTAGCACAACAACTAAATGTACTTACAAGAACTGGACCAAATGCAATAACACCAGAAAATCTAGAAAAGAGAGCATTACAATTAGCTACAGACCCAAAAGCATCGGCAGTGGCTATTATGCGAATGGTTCAATTGATTAATGACAATGAAGATTTAACTATAGGATTAAGAATACAATTACTTAGAGCAATGAATGATGCTCATAGAACTATTCATGGTACGAAACAAAAGATTGAAGCTAAGATAGAATCAGTTACTGTAACAATACATGAACCGAAAGAAATACCGAAAGAAGTCATTAATATTGATTAAGTCTTTTGTATGGAATTACCATTTACCCATACCCAAATAAAATTATATGGCAAAAAGTTAAGTTTTTACAAACCGCAACCAGTCGCCACTAAAAAATACGCAGAAACGAAAAACCGCTAACAGTCGAACGAAAGTTCCCACTTTATATCTATATAATAAGAAATTTTAAATTTTTAAGTAATAAAAGGGGAACTATCGTAAAACCACCAACAGTAACCATAAATTTATAAATTGTGAGTATATGACAGAAATAAACATAGATTGGAAACCATCAAAGAAACAAATGATTGCATGGAATATACTAATGGATAAAGAAACTACTGAACTTTTATATGGTGGAGGCGCAGGAGGAGGTAAATCATATTTATGTTGCGCATGGCTTATAATCCAATGTTTACGATATCCAGAAAGTAGATGGCTCATGGGTAGAGCTGTACTCAAGACACTCAAACAGACGACACTATTATCATTCTTTGATATATGCAAAGAATGGGGATTGAAGAAAGGAGAAACATATAATTATAATATTATAGATGGAGTTATAACATTTTATAATGGTGCAGAAATATATTTAAAGGATTTAAAGTTATATCCTACAGACCCAGACTTTGATAGTTTGGGTTCAACTGAATATACTGGTGCTTTTATAGATGAATGTTCAGAAGTATCATCCAAAGCAAAAGAGATAGTAGCAACAAGAATAAGATATAAATTAGATAAGTTTGGACTTATACCTAAACTTCTTTTAGCATCTAATCCTTGTAAGAACTTTTTATATTCTGACTTTTATAAACCCAGTGAAGAGAATAAATTACCGAGTTATAGAAGATTCTTACCAGCTTTAGTTTATGACAATCCTTATATATCTCCATATTATATACAGAATTTAGAAAGAGCAGAAAAGGCAACAAGAGAAAGATTATTAAAAGGTAATTGGAATTATGATGACGACCCAACTAAACTATTTGAATACGATTCTATTATAGACATGTTTACAAACGAAGCAAAGAGGGGTATAAAATATTGTGTAGTAGACCAATCAGGTAGAGGTAGGGATAGTGCAGTGGTATCTTTATGGGATGGTTTATATGTTTATAACATATTGACTTTCAAAGAAGGTATAAGCAATACTCAACTCGATGATATATTATTAAAAGAAAGAATACCAAGAAGTCGATGCTTGGCAGATGAAGACGGTGTCGGATTCGGATTAGTCAAAGACCTTCCAGGAATAAAAGGATTTGTAAATAATGCTTCTCCTATAAAAGAGAAAAGAGAGAAAATCGACCAGAAGAAGATAGAGACAAATTATGCCAATCTGAAAGCTCAATGTTGGGATACACTATCTTCTCATGTTAATGCAGGAATGGTTGGTGTTTATAGAGATATAACAATAGAAAATAAAAGCAAGTTGACAGAAGACTTAGACCATATAAAACAAATTAATGTAGGAAAAGACCAACCATTTAGAGTTATAACAAAAGAGAATTTAAAAAAGGATTTAAAGAGGTCAACAGATATAGGAGATACATTTATGATGAGAATGTTCTTTGAATTAAGGCAACCAATAAAACCTTACATATCCGTATAAATAAGTTAAGATGTGATTATAAATGAAAATAAAAGATAAAGATATTAAATATAGAAAAAGATATAGACAACAAAGAGAGAAAGTGGATAATGGAATACACAAACAAAAAATATACAAATTTGAAAATTTAGAAAGATTCAAAACAGATGATGAATTATTAATATATAAACTATTCAAATCTAGAGGACTAAATCCAATATGGCAATATCAGATAGGTAGATACATAGCAGATTTTGTATTCAAAAAAGAGAAAGTCGTAATAGAAATAGATGGTGGTATTCATAATAGACCAGAATGTAAGTTAAGAGACAAAATAAAATCAATAGCATATAAATCAGAAGGTTGGTTAGTTGTCAATATTGATTATAATAATATAGAAGATGATTGGGAGGAAATTAAAATTAAAATTTTAAAAATTTGTGGCTGGATGAAGTATTTTTAAATTATAAGCTTACCGTGTGCGCTTTATATCTTAAAAGTTAAACCAAACTATGTATATTTAGGGCATGGGGTTGTGTTTATATTAACAGGGGTACTTTTTTGGGTTTGCTGTTGGCTTTATAGCAAACTTATAAATACTATTTAAACCAATATACGGTATGTGTTATTTATGAATTTTAAGAATGTATTTAATTCAAAGAAAATAGAAACAGATGCAGATAAAAGAATGGGGTATATGTCTGTTAAGAACGAAGTATTAAAGGAAGCATTTAAGGGCGAAGTTAGAGACACTTTGGTAACATTCCCGAAATCATTAGGTGCAGAACATCCGTTTGATTTCGAGGATGCAGAAAAGGTTTATAAAACTGTCGGTGTTATAACAGGTGGAATTAATAAGATTACTGATTCAGTCGTTGGAGAATTTTCCTTCAAGACGAAAACAAAGAAAGCTTATAATATTATAGATGACTTTGTCAAGAATACAAATTTCACATCTGTTTTAAGGGAATGGATAAGAGAAGGATTTGTAAAAGGGAATGGATTTTTAGAATTGGATGTTGTTGGAAAAGGAATCAAAGTTCTAAATGCAAATGATATGTATGTTGAACGTGATGATAAAGCTAATGTCGTGGCTTATAATCAATGGATAGGGAACTTTGTAGGAACCACAAGAAATAATAAATCAAAATTGACTGTATTTAAGCCGTATCAAGTTGCTCATCTTAAGATTAATAAAATAGCAGGAGAACCTTATGGTATCGGTATTATATCACAAAATGAGAAAGCTATAGAAAATATGGTCATGAATGAAAACGATTTACAGAAACTCATAAGTAGGAAAGCTGGTGCGCCTATTCATGCAGCAGTTGGTGTTGAGGGAGAACAAGTTAATACAACAGATGTTGATGATTTTAAGACAAGTTTACAAGTTATGAATAATAGAACAGAATGGGTAACAGATTCTAATGTAAGGATGAAGGTTATAGATTTCGGTGAAATAGGTAAGAATCTAATAGATGCACTTGACCATAATATGTTGGTTGTTGCTTATGGAATGGAAATACCAATCGTCCTTTTCGGTGGTGGTAATATCCCCGAAGGATTAGCGAAAGCACAAAAAGAGATGTTCCAGAAAAAGATGTCTGTTATACAGGAAGAAATAGAAAGTATTATAGAAGAGCAAATATTTAAACCATTACTCGAAGCAAGTGGAAGTAACGATGAAGTTGATTTTATATGGAATCTTCCAGGAGAAGAAGAGATTAATAGTAGGATAGATAAATTAAGTAAGCTATTAGGAAATAATGTATCTACATCGGAACCATTGAGAAGAATGGCGGAATTGGAAATAGCAACACTACTTAATTTAGAAGAAGCTCATAATTATTTAGCAAAACCAGAAAAAGAGAAAGAACCAGAAGAAGTAGATAAAGAATTTAGTGATTATATTAAAGAGATGAGAAAATAATGAAGATACTAAATAAACCTAAATGCCATAATTATGATAGATGTGGTAATGAAGCGATTACATTGGTCAATGGAATGTGGTTATGTGGACATTGTCTAATTAGAGTAAATGAACGAGTAAAAAAACTCAAAGAACAAATACTATTAGAAGAGTAAACTTTAGAAAAGTTTAATCAAAGATGATATTATGTCTGGTATAGAAGGAACAACTGGAAGTGTAACAGGAACTACTCACAGAGCAGAAGTTACCGAAGATAATAAACTTGCTGTTTATGATAGTACAATAAGTGGAGTATCTGTCCTTGAACAAGGGCTGATTGTAATGACTCATAGACATTGGAGAACTACTAAATGTTTATCTTATTCAGCTGGTTCAACATTCTATGAAATACCTCAAAATGGAAGTGCATCTATTTTATTTGATGTAGGAAGTGTAAATGGACATTTTAGTATCAGTACAGAAGCAGACGGCGA